TACCTAAATAATTAGTATATTTGATACTTAACCAAAAAACAAATACAATGGGAAAATTATCAAAAAGTGAATTAAAAGAATTTAAAGAGCAAGAACAGAAGAAACAAGCAATCTTACACGATTTAGGATTATTGGCTACACAGTCACATACACTATCTCATATGTTTGCAGAACTTTCTATGAAGCAAGAACAAAGTAAAAAGGAACTTGAAGCAAAGTATGGTAACATAGAAGTTAACCTTGAAGATGGAACTTTTAAATTAATCACAGATGAAAAGAATAAGTAAACACATTTCTTACAAGGAAGCAGTTGGTTCTAATTATGCTAAACAAAAAGGTATAAAGAATAAACCAAATGAAGAACAAGTTGAGAATATGCAACTACTTGCTGAAAAGGTATTTGAACCATTAAGAGAGTGGGTAGGGTGTCCAATTAAAGTAAATAGTATGTTTAGGTCTTTAGAACTTAATACTGCCTTAAAAGGCTCTAAAACGTCATCTCATATGAAAGGTGAAGCAATGGACATAACAAGAATGGCTTGTGGTAAAGAAAATTGTAAATCTAACCTAGATATGTTTCATTGGATAAAAGATAATTTAGAGTTTGACCAGCTTATTTGGGAATTTGGTGCAGAACCTAAATGGTTGCACGTTTCTTATAACAAAGACAACAACAGACAACAAGTATTAGTAACTAAAAAAAGAGGTGTTTACTACACTTATTAATATGGTAACAGACTACAAAACACTTTTAATTAATTTAGGAACATTTATTTTTTCAATGTCAAACGTTGATGTATTTTTAAAGATTACACTTTTACTTTTAACTATTGGGTATACTGCACACAAGTGGTACTTAATGAATAAAAGAAATAAGTGAAAAAGAAGTTTAAAGATACAAGAGTAGGTAAATTTCTTACTAAAGTTGCACCAAACATTCTTAAAGGTGTTAGTGATGTTGTACCAGATGCTGGTATTTTAAAGCTGATAGGTAGTCTTATAAGTAAAGATGATGCTATCACACCTAAAGACAAAGAAGAAGCCTTAAAACTGCTTGAATTAGATATTATAGAAATACAAGAGGTTTCTAAAAGATGGTCAAGCGATATGTCTAGTGATAGTTGGCTCTCAAAAAATGTACGTCCAATGATGTTAATCTTTCTTACCATATCAACTTGGCTATTAATTCTTATGGATAGCTTAAATATAGAATTTGGTGTAAGTGTTGAATGGATAGATTTACTTAAATCACTTTTACTTACAACCTATGTTGCTTATTTTGGTTCAAGAGGTATTGAAAAATATAAGTACATTTCGCAGAAATAGAATACTATACCAAAATCATTATCTTTTATTTTTAAGTATTTCTATATTTTTTTTAATATATATTTTTAGATTTATATTTATATATATATTTCTAATTATTTATTTTATATATTTGAAGTAATAAAAAAGTACAAAGTTATTCAAAAAATCAGACTTAAACACACAAAAAGTTATTTATTATTTATTTACCTTTACATATACCAAATAATATATGACTACAAAGGAAGAAATATTAAACAAAAGCAGACCAATAATAATTGGTAACTATTACATATATGCTTTATTGTATAGAAATGAAATAGTATATATAGGACAATCAACATCTTTGATAACCAGATTAGCAGCACACGTTAATTCTAACAAAGTTTTTGATGCTTGGTCAATTATAGAAGCACTCGGCAATTTTGTTCCAACAGAAAAATTTAATGCCATAGAACGTTCTTATGTTTCTAAATTTAAACCAAAGTATAATAAACACTTGTTAAGGTCAAAACCTAAATCAAAAAAAGAAAAGAAATATGAAAAAATTTACAAAAGAATAAGAGCAAATAAATAAAAGATGGAAAACACAAAATGTATTCAAGTAAGAAAAGATTATTACCTATTAATTGTAGATGATAAATCACTAGGTGAGTTTGAAAGAAGTGAGTTAAGACATATTTTAGAAGTTATAGATAATGCCATCTAAACCAAGCAGAAGTAAAATAGTTAAAAAACTAGATGCTATCTTTAGCCAGTACATAAGGTTAAAGGATGCAGACCATAATGGTGATGTTACTTGCTTTACTTGTGGTAAGGTATCACACTATAAAAAAGGTATGCAATGTGGTCACTTTCAGTCTAGAAAACACTATGCAACCAGATGGTTAGAAATGAATGTAGCGGTGCAATGCGTTGGTTGTAATATGTTTAAAGCTGGTGAGCAGTATATTTTTAGTAAACAATTAGACGAAAAGTATGGTGATGGTACTGCCGAAGAATTATACATAAAATCAAAAGAAACTGTAAAGTATTCTAATGATGAACTACAAGATATGATTAAACACTATAAAGAGTTGGTAGATAGTTTATAAAAGACTATCTTTGGGTATTCTGTTTTGTTAAGGAAAAGGGGTTTGACTTTATGTCAAGCCTTTTTTTTGCGTTTATAGTTTTGTTATTAAATATTTTGTTTATATTTGTTTATTATTAATTTAAACTTAACAGAAATGAGAACACAGAAACACGATTTAAAAGACAAGATTAAACACCTTGAAAAAGAACTGTACAATGCAATTTTAAAAGAAGATGTATTTGAGCAGATTGCAATAAATGTGCAATTAGATGATGCAAAATCAACTTTAATAAATATACAGTAATGGAGACTAATTATTCAAAGGAAACTGCAAAGAGTAAATTTGATGAGTATACATATAGGATAGAAGCCTTATGTAATAGAATAGAAGAATTAAAAGCACAAATAGAAGTATCACAAATATTTAAACAAAATGGATAGAGAAAAATTATTGGATTTGTACAAGAAGTATGAACTTGAAAAAACAGATGTATACAAACATCAACACTATGTTATTATCACCAGACAAGGTATTGAAAAGATAGCTGCAAAAGAAAACATAGCAATTAGTTATGAGGTTGTAAAATGTGAACCTAACTTTGCAGTTGTAAAAGCATATGCAAAAAAAGAAGAAGTACAAATTGAAACATTTGGTAGTGCATTAAAAGGTGCAAGTTATAAAGATGGTAATTGCAACTCATTTTATGTAATGGAGATGGCAGAGAAACGTGCATTATCAAGAAGTGTATTAAAACTAACTGGCTTTTATGAACTGGGTGTATTCGGTGAAGATGAAAGTGATGACTTTAAAAGAAAATAAAAACACGAGGTATTGCGTGTAATGACAATACCAAATTTAAACTATATATTATGAGTGCAATTATCAACGGAAGTATTAGAGTAGATAGACTACCTAAAGAGAAATTTATTAAAGGAAAAGATGGTGCGGTGTACTACAATTTCACAATAGCGGTACAAGATGAAACCAGATACGGTAACAATGTAGCTTTTATGGATAGCCAAACCAAAGAAGAACGTGAAGCAAAGGTTGCTAAAACCTATCTTGGAAACGGTAAGGTGGTATGGATGTCACCAGATGGTGTAACGGTTGCTGAAAGAGACGACCAGCCACAAGCGGTGGCAGAACCAGCAAGTGATGACTTACCATTTTAATTAGCCTAATTTTAAAAGGGTGTAGGTTTTTAACTTGCACCTTTTTTTTATACATTTAACAAATGACAGAAAAAGAAACAGAACAGAATATGTTAATGGAGTTTATTGCAGATACTTGCAAGATAGACATTGACAAAAAAATAGATTATCCACCAGTATGTTTAAGCTATGGTGAAAAGGTTTTACAATCAGATAAAGGTGATTTACTCATACCAATAGCTTTGGGAACATTTGGCAATCTTTCAGTAATTACAGCACCACCAAAGACCCGTAAAAGTTTTTTTTGTAGCCTATTAGCAAGTGCTTATTTAAGTGGTTCAAATATTTACGGTGGACAAATTAAAGGACATAGAGGTAATGGTGATTTAATTTATATAGATACAGAACAAGGAAGCTGGCACGCATCTAAAGTATTTAAAAGACCATTAGATATGGATAGCAACATACCTAAAGATAAATACCATACGTTTGCATTGCGTACAATAGCTTTTAAGGAACGTTTAGAGTTTATTGAATACTATTTAAAGGAACACATAAAAGAACCATCTTTGCTTATTATAGATGGTGTAGCAGATTTATGTGCAGATGTAAACAACATAGAAAAAAGTAATGAATTAGTAAGCGCATTAATGAGAATTAGCCAACAACAAAACGTGCATATCATTTGTGTGATACATCAAAACTTTGGTAGTGCTAAACTTGGTACTGGTCATTTAGGTTCAGCATTAGAAAAGAAAGCAGAAACAGTAATAAGTTTGGAAGCAAACACAGTAAACAAAGATTGGACAACGGTCAAGTGTGGTAGAAGTAGGGGTTACTCTTTTGAAACATTTAGCTTTGAAGTAAACGAAAAAGGATTGCCAATAATAGTTGGTGATTTATATGACCCATTAAAATGATATGGTACAAAAAACAATGATTATAGTTGCTGCAAAGCATAAAGAGTGGGTAGAAATAGTTTTATCCTTTGGTTGTAAACAAGAAACTGCTGAAGATATTGTACAAGAAATGTATTATAAGATACAACTGAAACTTGAAAAAGGTTTAGATATAATGTACAATGAAGAAGAAATAAACTACTACTATATTTTTAAGACTTTAAGAACATTGTTTTATGATTTAAAAAGAAAAGGTAAAAACATCACAATGGTTTCTATGGATGACATACACTTAACCACATCAGATGTAAACTATCAAGAACCATATGATAAAATACAAGAAGAACTATCAAGAATGTTTTGGTATGATAGAAAAGTATTTGAGATAATAAATGAGGGTGAAAGCATTGCAGAATTTTCACGCAAAAGTTTAATACATTATTATTCACTTTACAACACATACAACAAAGTTAAGAATAAACTAAAAAAATTGCTATGAGAAAAAAATTTGTAAAGGATTTAGAAACTGGTAAGGTGTATGAAAAGAAAGCACTTAAATTAATACAAAAAAAATACCCTAAAGCATTTATACAAGATGGTTATTTTTTGGAATGGGACATATACATACCAGAATTAGATATGGGTGTTGAGGTTAAGAGTGATGCACAATATAAAAAGACTGGTAACTTTTATGTTGAATATGAATGCAATGACAAACCAAGTGGAATTGCTACAACAAAAGCAAAATACTATTATATTTATTTAGATAAATTATATATTTTAAAAACAGAAGATTTAAAAGATAAATGCCGTAAATATCTAAACACAAAAAAAGATAAAAAAGGTGGTGATAATATGGCAAGTAAAGGAATAACAATACCAATAAACGAATTATGAAAATAGGAAACATTATTTATTACATTACAAAGTATACTGGTATTAAATACTTGGTAGATAAATACCACAAATTAAGAGGTACAAAATGTGATTGTAACAACAGAAGAAAAAAGTTAAACGAAATAAAAATTGATAGATGGTAAAATTTACTAAAGAAGATTTTGAAAGCTGGAGTGACTTTAGGTCAGAACCAAAGAACACTTTACAAGGTAATGAGTTTGAACTTATATGCCAGTTACACGCAAAATACTATAATCATAAATACCATAAACCTTGCACTTGCAATCCAAAGAAAATAAAGTTATGGATAAAACAACTTAACGTAATTTGGAACAATGGGAATTAAAACAATAAATGAGTGGGAAAAGGCAGTTGTGTTTCTTTTAAATCTTGATGGGTGGGAGTTAGAACATTGTGGTGATGGTTATTCAAGATATGATGCAAAAGGTAAAACACCAAAAGGAATGGATTGCGTTATAGAGATGAAATTTAGAAACAAGTACTATGAAGATAAAATGCTTGAAAAAGAAAAGTATGATGCTTTAATGGCTTTAGATGATGTGGTGAAGATATTCTTTGTAAATGACCCTAAAGGAAACTTTATGTATTACCTCAACACTTTAGAGATGCCAACCCCAGTTAAAAAGTACTGCCCAGATACTACAATGTGGACAAAGAAAAGACTTTTAAAAGATGTGTACTTGCTTAAAGAAAATCAAGCGGTTAGAATAAATATAAATATAGAACCAAATTAGTTGTTAAATGTTTTGTTTATAAAATAGATTAATGTATATTGCGTTATATTAATTTTAAAACAAACAGAATGGAACAAAACAATTATGTTGAAATAACCAACAGAAAACAAGAAATAGTACTACAAAGAATTGCATTAAATAAAAGCAATGAAACTTGTGATGAAAGTATAAAGCAAAAAAAGTTAAAACGTAATGATGCTAAAAATGATTATGAGTTTAAGAAAGAAACAGATGCTATAAAAAAATTAAAAGAAATAATATTTAATAATAATGAAACCTTAAAGAAAATTAAGTCAGAAGAAAAGGCATTAAACTTATTAAAATACACAAGGGATAAAGACTATCATATATTTAAAAATTATGCATTAGGTAAACAAGAAAGTAAACTACTTAATAAAATAAAAGATTTAAAAGAAGAGTGTTTAATTGATGCAAAAAATTTTAAGATAAATAAAACTGTAAGATTAATTGCAGCAGAATATTCATACAAATTAGATTTAATTATAAAATCACATAATGTATGATAGTAAACGAAGCAGCTTGGGAAAAGTTAAGAAAGCAAATAGAATATCATACTGAACAAGATAGTGAGATAACTGATGTACATATTAACTACCAAGTAAAACCAGGTAAAAAGAATTATTTAAAACTAAACATAACAATAGACAAATGGGACAAGATAACAGAATAGAAAAATTAGAGGCACAAGTTGAAATATTAAAAGCACAATTACAAGATGCACAATTACATACTTATGTAGGTGAAACAGATACATTGCATTGTTCAGATGGTGAGTTGTATATTGGTTACGATGATAACAAAACACTTGTAATGGAAGTAGACCAGCTTTTTAGAGATTTACCAAGCATAATTAGTATGGTAACTAAAGAACAAAAGAAGATGCAAGAAATGCACCTTAAAATGATTAAAGAAGCATTATGATTTTATTAGTAGATGCAGATAGTTTAATTTTTGCAAGTTGCTATCGTAAAAGAGAAACACCAGATGATGAAAAGTACTACACAGATATAGCTGATGCAAGAAACAAGTTTGACCAGCAGTATATGAAGATTGTAAATGACTTGGAAGATAAATACACCATAGATAAAATTTTAACTTTTAGTGGTTCAAAGGGTAACTTTAGAAAACTAATCACACCAAAGTACAAAGCCAACAGAAAGAAACAAGAACTGCCACCTTTATTAGATGAGATGCATCAGTTTGTAAAAGACCACTATGATAGTGTTTGGGGTTACGGTGTAGAAACAGATGATATGGTTGCAAGGTACTGGAAGCAGATTAGTGATGATATTGGCAGAGATGAGGTAATGATTGTTTCAATAGACAAAGACTATAAACAATTTCCTTGCTTGATGTACAACTACCACTACAAGCATAAAGAGATATTAGACATATCAGAAGAAGAAGCTATGTATAATTTCTATGAGCAATGCATCGTTGGCGACACAGCAGATAATGTAAACTACTTTAAAGGTAAGGGAAAAGTGTTTGCAGAAAAGCATTTTAAAGACTGCGCAACAAAATACCAATACACAAGAAAGCTATATGAATTATTTAAACTAGAATACAAAGGTAAGGCTAGACAAAAATACACCGAGTGCTATCACCTTTTAAAATTAAGAACACAATGAAAGATAAAATAGTAGAAGATTTAAAAAGAGAGTTTGACATAAGAAGTTGTGTAGGTATAGACAAATACAAAACAACACTACAAGACAATAACAAAGATGATTTTTTGCAGCACCTAAAAGAAGAATTAATGGATGCAGCTTTATACATACAAAAACTACAAAGTAAATGAATTACAACACAGTACCAACAATACTAGAAACACCAGAACAAGTAAGTGAATTACTTATTACTTTAACTGGCATAGATATATACAAACAAACAAGGCAAACTGAATATGTTGAGCATCGTGCTTTACTTTGTCATATATTAAGAAACAAACTTGATATGAGGTGGGTAAGTATATCAGACTTTATAAAATCAAAAGGTAAATCATTTGACCACGCAACGGCAATACACGCAAACAAAATGTACCCATTGTACAAAAAAGATAGATTTGATTATTACGATAAATTAGAAAGCAACTTTATAGTTAAATCACAAATAGAGTATAGCCAAATATCTAAACTAGAAGTAATACAAAAAAAGTATGCAACATTAGAAAAAGATTATTTCAAAGCAATAGAAAAGTTAAGCAACTACGATAAACAATATTCAAGTGGTTACACACCAAATGAAATAAAATACAGAGATTTAGAAGAAGAACAAAAAACAATGTATGATGAACGTGCAGCTTTAGTATTAAAGTCTTTTGAATGGAAGCAAAACAATAGTGATTATGAAATAATAAACTGTGCAACTTAATATGATAACAGTAAACAGTATTTCTGGTGGTAAAACATCTGCATATCTTATGAAACATTACCCAGCTAATATTAATATATTTTCTTTGGTAAGGGTTGAAGATAAAGATAACCTTTGGATGAATGGCAAAGATGAAAAGACAAGGCAACTTGTTTCAGATAAAATAGGAAAAGAATTTATTGGTACTGTTGAGATGGATGATATAATATATACTATTTTAGATTTAGAACAACATACCGGACAAGGTGTTAATTGGGTAAGTGGTGATACATTTGAACAAGTTATAAAAAACCATAGTAATTACTTACCTAATAAGATGGCAAGGTTTTGTACAACAGATATGAAAATAACACCAATATTCAATTTTTTAAAAGAAAATACAGAACTGCCAGTAAGAATGAGAATAGGGTTAAGACCAACAGAAAAAAACAGAATGTCTAACATATTAGAACGTGCAGATGAAAATGGTTTAGAACACTTTAAAACAATAATAGGTAAGTCTAAAAAAGGTAAGAATAATAAATGGGCAGATGTACCTTATAGATATGCAGAGTTTCCATTGATAGAAGACAATGTGCAAAAAGATACTATATATAATTATTGGGACAAACAAAAGGTAAGGTTTGCATATAGAAATAATTGTGTTGGTTGTGTAAATAGAAACCCATTGTTTTTATCTCACATAGCACAAAAGGATAAAGATAGTTTCAACTGGTTTGTTAAGCAAGAAGAAAATACTGGGAACACATTTAATTCAGAAGCTGCATATAAAGACATATTAAGATTTGGTGTACAAAACCAATTATTTGATGAAGACTTTGATGATTGTGATACTGGTTATTGTGGAATATAAAAACAGAACTATGATTAAAAAAGAATGGCTATTTATGCAAACACCAAAAGAGAAAGCATACCAATTAGTAAAAGCATTTTATGTAGAAACAACAACAAGCACAGAAGCAAAGAAATGTGCTAAACTACATATAAGCCTTATACTTGAAAACGAAATACTAAAACCATCTAACAACATAGAATACTATCAAGAAGTATTAAACGAAATAGAAAAACTATGAGCAAGAAACTAATACAAAAGCTACAACAACTATTAGACAAATTACCAAAGGGTAAAGAAAGAAAAGCTATAAGAGAAAGACTACTAAAATTAAAGTTAGGAAATAAATAAATTAAATACGTTATATATATATGGAACTAATAAAGATAAGTAAGGTAAAACCAAATGAAAGCAATCCCCGCTTTATAAAAGACAATAAGTTTAAAAAGCTTGTAAAGTCAATTAAAGAGTTTCCAGAGATGCTTAAACTGCGCCCTATTGTAGTGAATAAAGATATGGTAGTACTTGGTGGCAATATGAGATTAAAGGCTTGTAAGGAGGCTGGTTTAAAAGAAGTGTATATTTTAAAAGCTGATAAACTTACAGATGAACAACAACAAGAGTTTATTGTAAAAGACAATGTAGGGTTTGGTGAATGGGATTGGGATATACTCGCAAATGAATGGGATATAAAACAATTAGAAGAATGGGGTTTAGATGGTTTTCCTTTTGAGGATGAAGTTTTAGAAGCTGAAGAAGATGATTATCAAGAGCCAGAAGATTTAAAGGTTGATGTTGTTTTAGGAGATTTAATTGAGATAGGTGAGCATAGGTTATTATGTGGAGATAGTACAGACGCAGACCAAGTGGCAAAGCTAATGAATGGGCAAAAGGCAGATATGGTTTTTACAGACCCACCATACAATGTATCTTTTAACGGTAGGAGTGGCAAATTTGATGTAATAAAAAATGATGATTTACCAGAAAACGAGTTTGAGAATTTAATAGATGGGTTTGTTTCTATTTTAGAAATATTAAAACCCGAAAATTATTATGTGTGGTGTAATTGGAAATTTTACGGTTTACTTCAAAATAAGTTAGATTTTAAAGCCTGTATTGTTTGGGCGAAAAATGTTTTTGGTTTAGGGAGAGGATATAGACACCAGCACGAGTTTTGTTTGTTTAATGGTAAATTAGATGATGGGATAAATAATGAAACAGATTTATGGGAAATTAAAAAAGATACTAAATATATGCACCCAACACAAAAACCTGTTGAATTATCTGCAAGGGCATTAGGCAATCATAAAAAAGCAGTTAACATAGTTGATTTATTTGCTGGAAGTGGTTCAACTTTGGTGGGTTGTCATCAATTAAAAAGGAGGGGTTTTATTATGGAACTTGACCCTAAATATTGCCAAGTAATAATAGATAGAATGCGTAAATTAGATACATCATTAAAAATTAAAATAAATGGAAAAGGATATTAGAAGAATGGGAATGGTTGAAAGGTTTAAATATATAAACGAACAAAAACGAAAAAGGTTTAACCCAACTTCAGAAGAAAAAGAAGCACAAAAGAAAAAAAATAATGAACAAAGATAGACACATAAAAAAGGAAAGCCTATTAAAAGCACTTGAACAAAGTTTAGGAGTTGTTACGGTAGCTTGTAAGAAAGCAGATATACCAAGAAGCACATATTACAAATGGCTTAAAGAAGATAAAGCATTTGCTATTGAGGTAAGGGATATTGAAAACGTAGCTTTAGACTTTGCAGAAAGCCAACTACACAAACAAATATCTGCCAACTCAACAGCAGCAACAATATTCTACTTAAAGACAAAAGGTAAGAAAAGGGGTTATATTGAACGTCAAGAAATAACTGGTGCAGATGGTATGCCTACTAATTTTCAAATAGAGATAATTGATAAAACCGAAGATACAGACTAATATTGTCTATAAGCATTTAGCCAACACTGACAAAAAGATTGTAGTTGAACAAGGTGGTACAAGGTCTGGTAAAACATACAATATACTTCTATGGGTTATATTTAACTATTGTGCAAACAACAATGACAAGATTATAACTATATGCCGTAAATCATTTCCAAGTTTAAGAGCAACGGTAATGCGTGACTTTATGGCTATACTTCAAAAGTATAAATGTTATAGTGAGCAATACCACAACAAGTCTAATTCAGAATATCACCTATTTGGTAACCTTGTTGAATTTATTTCTTTAGACCAGCCACAAAAGATAAGAGGTAGGAAACGTGACTTGCTATTTGTTAATGAGGGCAATGAACTTTACTTTGAAGATATGCAGCAGTTGTTGTTTAGAACACAAGATAGGGTTATACTTGATTTTAACCCATCAGATGAATACCATTGGATATATGACAAATTAATACCAAGAGATGATTGTGTGTTTTATAAAACCACTTACCTTGATAACCCTTTTATTGAAGCATCAATTAGAAAGGAAATAGAAAGGTTAAAAGACACTGATGAACAGTATTGGCAGATATATGGATTAGGAGAAAGAGCAGCGAGCAGAAGCACTATATTTAAGTATGTTGAGGTAAACCAGATACCACAAGAAGCAGAACTGATTGCTTATGGAATGGATTTTGGATATACTAATGACCCTACAACCTTTGTTGCTGTTTATAGTCAAGGGCATAATCTATATATACAAGAACATTTGTACAGAACCCAAATGACCACAAGTGATATAAACAATTTTCTTAAAGAACTAAACCTAACAAGCAAACCAATTTATGCGGATAGTGCAGAACCAAGATTAATATCAGAACTACGTGCAATGGGTAACAATATATTTCCAAGCATAAAAGGTAAGGATAGTGTGAATGCTGGTATTGACTTACTAAAGAGATACAAGATACATATACTATCAACCTCAACAAATGCAATAAGTGAGTTTAGAAATTACAAATGGAAAGAAGATAAAGGTGGTATGCTCATAAATACACCAGAGGATAAAAACAACCATATCATTGACCCTTGCAGATATGCAACTTATTCTATATTAAGCCGTCCAAACTTTGGTAAATATGCTTTACACTAAAAAAAACTTACAAGATAACTTACTGTAAATTAGTAGAATAAAAATTATTTTAAAAAAAGTTATAAAATTGTTTGTTTATAACTAATAATTATTGCTATCTTTGCTTCATATTAATTAACTAAAACAAAACATTATGACAGCAATAGTATTTAAAGACGGAACAATCACTTACAGTAAAGGAAATTCAGTATATACAGATAAAATAGTAGCTGAAAACAAAGAATACTACACAGTTGTGGGTATTGGGGCTGGTGAAGAACTTTGGAATGCGGGACACGCAGTAGGAAATAGAGTATACAAAAACCCAATAGATTTAACTAAAATATAATAATAGCGGGGGTGTAAAAACCCCCTTAACAAAACAGATATGGAAGAAACAGTAAAATTACCATTAGAAGAATTTAAAAAGCTATATGCTATTAAGATAAGGTTAGAAACCTACTTTAGTTATATGGAAGATAACAGAGGTGTGTTAAAACATATAGCACCAACCTTTTTAGATGATGCCAAAGACTACATCAAAGAGTATAACGAAATAACAAAAGAATATGTATAGTAATTGTTGTGGTGCAGAAGCATCTTATTTAAGTGATGAATTATGTGGGTCTTGTTTAGAACACGCAGTATTTAACGAACTAGAAGAATAGATAAAACAGATATGAAAAAGATAATAGATAAATTCCTAATTAAAAGAAGCATCAGACCATATAAGGTAGTACCTTTGTCAACTGGTGTAATTGTAGAACATTACCGAAATGGTAAATTAAAAACAGAATATTATGGATTGGTATAGCCCCCCAGAGTACAAAGAATATGAATGCACAGAATGTGGTGCAGATATAGATAAGCCAGGTGTGTGTAGTGGCACTTGTCACGAGGCAAGTATGATTTAGTTAAGTTGAGTTAGTTTTGTTTAAAAGGTGCATCAGAAATGGTGTACCTTTTTTTATTATATTTACCTTACTATAAAAAACCATTTTAAAAACGTTATATAAATATGAAAGTTGAATTAATCATCCCAAGTGACCTATCTGAAATATCTTTGAAGCAATATCAGAAGTTTCTAAAAATACAAGAAACCAATGATGATAGTTATTTCTTACAATGTAAAATGATAGAGATATTTTGTAACCTGGATGCAAAAA